AAAGCTATTAGGTTTGGGCACACTAGCTAGAGGTGCTGCAATCGGTGGTATATCAGACGTTATATCAAAAGAGTCTGATGGACATAACGCTTTAGGAGCTATTCGAGAACGCTACGGTTGGATAGACACTCCCTTATCTACTAAAGAAACAGATCACCCTGTCATGATGAAGTTTAAAAACATCGTCGAAGGTATGGGTATCGGTTTAATATTTGACGGAGCCGTGCATCTAATTGGTAAAGGTGGTGCAGCTGCTAAAAAACAAATTATTAATCGTAACTCTAGTATTGAAAATCAAACAACTACAGCAGCTCTTGCACAGATACGTCAAGGAGAAGCTGAGTTTCGTGCAGCTAAAAACGCACCAGTTGCTGAAAGGCATCAAGGTGCTGATATATCTGAAGTTCCTGCCGGAGAAGCGTATGACCAACTTAGACGTACACGTACAGACTGGGGATCTGAAGATGGATCTACAGGTTCTGTTACTACATCAATAGAACGTGAGCGTATAGCACGTGCAGGTGGTACTACAGATGAGATTGTCGAGACTACATTACGTAGCTTGATGAGCGATGACAAGTTTGCTAAAGAACTAGACGCAGTAAAAGGCGATAGAAAGCTTATGCTTGATGTCTGGCGTGATTCTGTTGCTAATTATAGACAGATTGTCGAAGGTAGAAACGCTGCTGAAATGCCTGCTGAGGAATTTCTTGCAGATTTATTTGCTAAAGATACTGCTAGATTACCATTAGGAGACGAAGTATTTGAAACATGGGCTGCTGAAACAGTTGTTACAGCTGACTTAGTTGTAGGTTCACTGTTAAAACAGTTACGTGATACTGGTATAGCTGGTAGAGAAATAATAGATTATGTATCACTAGATGATATAGATGGTCCAGCAAAGCAGATAGTAGATACTATGCTTACAGCTTTGTTCCAAACTAAGAAATCTAGGTTTGTAGCATCTGATTATTTTAGATCATTCGGTGCAGGCAAAACTAGAGCACAAGTAAATGATGCTGTTAACCAAGCTGTTAAAGGTGAGATAGAAGATGTTAAAGATTCTATACTATCTATACTTAAAATAGCAAAAGATGATCCAGACGACAACTTACTCAATGCGTTGTTTGAAGCATTTTCTATGATGAAAAATGTAAACTCACTAGAAGACTTTGACAACTGGGCTAAAACTATCATCAAAGGTGGTCAGATAGGTGGCGAAGGACCTAACCGTACAGGTGCACTAATACGTAGCTTACAAGAAATGGTAAGTCACAGTGTATTAAGTGGACCTAAAACACCAATGCGAGCACTTTTAGGTACAGGTGCTGCAACATTTTTACGTCCTATATCGACATTCTTAGGTGCAACTATGCGTTATCCGTTTACAGGAGACTCTGCTACTATACGTAGTAGCCTAGCTTCTATGAATGGTATGCTAGAAGCTGTACCAGAAGCGTTTGATTTGTTTTTTACTCGTCTTAACTCATACTGGTCAGGTGATATATCTACCATTAAAACTCGATATACTGAGTTTACTAAGGGCGATTATAACTGGGAACTTGTCAGAAGATACTATGAAGATAGTGGACGAGCAAGTAAAAGTGACCAAGCTTTGTTTGCTTTTACCAATATGGTACGTGGTATAAATAATAATAATCTTTTTACATACTCTACAAAGTTAATGGCAGCAACTGACGATGCTTTTACTTTCTTACTTGGCAGAGCTAAGATGAGAGAAAAGGCTATGCGTAATGTACTAACACTACAAGGTGATGGTATAGAAATGCCTAAAATAACTCCAGAACTTATGAGAGCTTATCAAGATGATTTCTACGGACAGATTTTTGATGGCAATGGTAACATAAAAGATGAAGCAACTATTTTTGCACGTAAAGAAGTAACATTAACACAAGATCTTACAGGCTTTGCAAAAGGTCTTAACGATGTCTTGACAGCTAACCCATACGTTAGACCATTTTTTCTATTTGCTAGAACTGGGGTAAACGGATTAGCACTGACTGGTAAGCATACACCCGGTTTTAACTTTCTTGTTAAAGAGTTTAACGATATAGCTTTTGCTGATGCTAGTAACTTAGCAACTGTCAAAAAATATGGTATTAACACTCTAGAAGAATTACAAAACGCTAAGGCATTACAAACAGGTAGATTAGCTATAGGTTCTGCTGTAACATTTATGGCTATCAACGCATGGATGACAGGTAGACTTACAGGTAATGGTCCTACAGATAGACAGATGAGACAGGGTTGGATAGATGGTGGTTACTTACCTAGAACTATTGAGATAGGTGGTGTACGTGTAGGGTATGACTCTATAGAACCATTTAACCTTATCATGTCTACAATCGCTGACGTAGGTGATGCTAGTATATTGATGGGCGAAGAGTGGACTGAGAAAGAACTACAAAAGATTTCTTTAGTTATAGCACAGTCTATATCTGGCAAATCTTATTTAGCTGGTATACAACAACTTGTTGACTTAGCAGCTGGTAGACCGGGACAAGCCGAACGTATAGTTGCAAGCTTAACTAACAATACAGTTCCACTAGCCGGTCTACGTAATGAGATGGGTAAACTACTTACACCATACATGCGTGAGATCAACTCTGGTGTATTCCAGTCTTGGCGTAACCGTAACTTATTATCAGAAAATATACCCGGTGTAAATGAGTTACCATATAAGTATGACATGCTCAACGGTAGACCGATAAAACAGTATGACTTTATGACTCGTGCATTTAACATGATTAGTCCAGTAAGTCTAAACTTAGAAGCTACAGATGGTAGAACATTCTTATTTGAGAGTGGCTATGATCTTAGAATGTCTACATTTTATGCACCTGATGGTACTAACCTAACTGACGATCCTCGTATTAGATCACAGTTTCAACAATCTATAGGTCAATTTAATTTAGAAAGAGACTTAGAAAAACTATCTAAAGATCCTAAGATTAGAGAATCTATGGCAACTATGAGAGCTGATATACGAGCAGGCAATAGAGGTCAATATAACGCAAGAGACTATTATCATAATATAGTAATAGATAGATTATTTAAACGTGCTAGAATAGCAGCTTGGAACTCTATTAAATATAGAGAAGATATATACAAACTTATCCAAGAACAGAAAGCTAAGAAACAAGCACAACAATTCAAATCCTCCCAGACATACAACCTTCTTAATATGTACAAGTAATGGCAACAACTTTCGTAGACTATACAGGAGACGGAAACGCTACGAAGTCGTTTTCCTTTCCTTCCATAAAAGAAGCTGACGTAAAGGTAACAGTAGATGAAGTACTGAAATCGTCAGGTACACACTACAACATTACTAGCTACACAACAACAGGTGGCGGTAATGTTGTATTTACTTCTGGTAATATACCAGCAAGTCCAGCAGCTATACGTATCTTTCGTGATACAGATGTAGATGCTGCAAAAGCTACATTTGTAGCAGGGTCGTCAGTTAAAGCTAATGATCTTAACAACAATCAAAAACAATTATTATTTGCTGTACAAGAAGAGCAAAACATAGTCAGCTCTACAACAACAGTAAAAGGTTTTATATCTGCTGCTGACAAAGTAAAACTGGACGGTATTGAAACCGGAGCGACCGCAGATCAAACAGCTGCTGAGATACGTACACTTGTAGAAAGTGCAACAGATAGTAACGTATTTACAGATGCAGATCATAGTAAACTTAATGGAATTGAAGCTGGTGCTACTGGAGATCAAACTAACGCTGAGATAAGAACAGCAGTAGAAGCTGCAACTGATAGTAATGTCTTTACTGATGCTGACCATACAAAATTAAATGGTATAGAAGCATCAGCTACAGCAGACCAGACTGGTGCAGAAATTAAATCTGCATATGAAGCTGAAAGTAATACTAACGCTTTTACAGATGCAGAAAAAACTAAACTTAGTAATTTAGGATCTTTAAATGGTTTATCAGATGTAAATACGGCAGGTGCAGCTGACGGTAAGATACTTAAATATCAAGCATCAAGCAGTAGTTTTATCATCGCTGATGAC